GCGCCCACGAACGCAAAAGCTGCACCTTTTTGGGTTAAGAAGTAAGTTTCGGGGGGAAAGCTTTGCTGTGCCAGAGGTTGGTCTATTGGTGATGTGGCTAGAGGGACTTGAGTGCCGCCACGGGCAATACTTGGGTCTCCGTGAGTTCGAATCTCACCAGCGAGGCAAGTACCCCCACCCAAAAAAAAGCCCCTCATGAGAGGGGCTGTTGCAACTGCTTTTTAGGCAGAAACGGAGGACAAATTGCAAATTCCAGAACTTGATTCTATACCAACTTTGATCGACGAAGTACACGAGGCAAAACAAGAAAGACCACGCCCTCACCTTGGCGCGTCAATGCTGGGTCACAAGTGTGACCGCTGGCTGTGGCTGTCATTTAGGTGGGCGGTCGTTGAAAAGTTTTCTGGCCGCATGTTGAGGCTATTCCGCAGGGGTCACAATGAAGAGCAGCAAATTATCAATGATCTTCGCGCAATTGGGCTTGATGTTAGGACTCCCTCTGAAGGCCAGAGCCGGGTTGATTTTGATTGCCATGTGTCTGGCTCGATTGATGCCCGTATTGAAAAAGGCGTGCCAGGTGCTGTTAAGACTCCTCACATCGCTGAGTTCAAGACTCATTCGTTAAAGTCTTTTAATGAGTTGAATTCAAAGGGTGTGCAAGCCGCCAAGCCGATGCACTGGGCTCAGATGCAGGTTTACATGTGGGGCACTGGGTTGGATCGTGCTCTGTATGTGGCGGTCTGCAAAGATGATGATCGGCTCTACACAGAGCGTGTGCGCCTGGACAAGGAAGCTGCTCAGAAGTTTGTGGATCGGGGCCGCCGAATCACTTTGTCTGACCGCATGCCGGAGCCGTTGAGCGTTGATCCAACATGGTACGAGTGCAAATACTGCCCAGGCCATGATCAATGTTTTGGCAGCAAGACCACCAAGGAAGTGAACTGTCGCACCTGTGCGCATTCATCGGCTTTGAGTGATAGCACGTGGCATTGTGCTAGGTGGGATGACATTATTCCAACTGATGCACAGCACCACGGATGCGAGGCTCACGTGCTGCACCCGGATCTGGTGCCTTGGGAGCGTAAAGACAGCTCAAACGAATGGCAGGCTGTTTACGTCATCAAAGGCAAAACGTTGGTTAACGGAGAACCAGGGCCGGGGGTGTACTCAAGCAAAGAGTTGCTGGCCAACGCCGAGGCTTGTGCAGATGAAGAAGTTCAGAAACTTAGGGCCGAATGGCCGGGGGCTAGGGTGACGGGATGAAAACAGAAAATGAATATCCAAAAATACTCGACGCCTGCTGCGGTGGCCGGATGTTTTGGTGGAACAAGGAAAATCCTGACGCGCTTTTCATGGATTGCAGAGAAGTTGAGAAAGGCGCATTTCAAAACAACTGGAACCCAGGATGGTGCGTTAAACCAGACGAGATTGCAGACTTTCGTGATATGCCTTTTCCAGATGGTGTGTTCAAGATGGTTGTTTTTGACCCGCCACACTTAACCAGTGGTTCAATGAAAAGCGTGATTAACAAGAAGTATGGTCTTTTGAACAAAGACACTTGGAAGGCAGACATTGTTGCCGGTTTTACCGAGTGTTGGCGTGTTCTTGCACCGGGCGGAGTTTTGATCTTCAAATGGAATGAGGCAAACATTAAAGCCAAAGATTTGCTTCGTTCTTTTCCGGCAGAACCTTTGTTTGGTGACTTCACGGGTAAAACTGGAAGCACCATTTGGGTTACGTACATGAAGACTTGCAAAAATTCAGGCGCAATGCCTGGGGCGAGGGTGACTGGATGAAAGTACTAATTGCTTGTGAATACTCCGGCGCTGTGCGAGACGCATTCATTGCACGAGGGCATGACGCCATGAGTTGCGACCTTTTACCAACTGACACGCCCGGGTCGCACTACCAAGGGAACGTGTTCGACATCATCAACAACGGGTGGGATCTGATGATCGCTCACCCGCCATGCACACACCTGTCAGTGAGTGGGGCACGGCACTTCGAAGCGAAGCGCAAGGATGGACGCCAGCAAGCAGCGGTTGATTTCTTTATGGCGCTGGCCAACGCGGACATCCCTCGTATGGCCATCGAGAACCCGATCTGCATCATGTCAACTGTTTGGCGCAAGCCCGACCAGATTGTTCATCCTTGGCAGTTCGGACACGGAGAAACAAAAGCAACTTGCCTTTGGCTGAAAGGTCTACCGCTACTTACGCCGACCGACATCGTTGAAGGCAGAGAGGCCCGGATTCATCGGATGCCCCCATCGACTGATAGATGGAAATTACGTTCCAAAACGTATCAAGGGATTGCAGACGCTATGGCCGCTCAGTGGGGGAGCATATGAAGCTACGCGACTATCAACAACGCACTATCGATCAGCTCTACGCATGGTTTGCTGCGGGCAACGAAGGCAATCCTTGTTTGGTGCTTCCCACCGGATCAGGTAAGAGCCATATCGTTGCTGCGCTGTGCAAAGATGCTTTGCAGCAGTGGCCAGAGACCAGGGTTTTGATGCTCACTCATGTGAAGGAGCTGATTGAGCAAAACGCGGAGAAAATGAGACTCCATTGGCCTGGGGCGCCAATGGGTATTTATAGTGCAAGCATAGGTAAAAAGCAACTTGGTGAGCCGATTACCTTTGCCGGCATTCAGTCGGTACGAAGTAAGGCCAAGCTGTTGGGACACATTGACTTGGTGCTGATTGATGAGTGCCACCTAGTGAACCACAAAGAGGAGGGCGGTTATCGTACTCTGCTGGCCGAGTTAAAGATGATCAACCCAGCCATGCGGATTGTTGGTCTTACGGCCACACCCTACCGCCTGGGGCATGGTTTGATCACTGACAAGCCCGCGTTGTTTGATGATCTGATTGAGCCGGTTAGCATTGAGGAGCTGATTCACAAGAAGCATTTGTCCCAATTACGTTCAAAAGTAACCAAGTCTCAGCTAGATGTCGCTGGTGTACACAAGAGGGGCGGAGAGTACATAGAGTCCGAGTTGCAGGCCGCAGTAAACACGGACGAGAACAATCTAGCTGCTGTGCAAGAAGTCATTAGGCTGGCAGGAGACCGCAAGGCGTGGCTGTTCTTTTGTGCTGGCGTGAAGCATGCTCATGCGGTTGCCGATGTGCTGAATGATTGCGGAGTGACTGCAAAGTGCATTACAGGGGAAACCCCTAAAGCAGAGCGGGAAAATTGTCTAAAGGAGTACAAAGCCGGGCAAATCAGGGCATTAACCAACGCCAATGTGCTAACGACGGGCTTTGATTACCCTGATATTGACCTGATTGCCATGCTTCGGCCGACGATGTCTCCAGCTCTTTACGTTCAGATGGCCGGCCGAGGTCTCAGGCCGAAGAGTCACACCGATCATTGTCTAGTTCTGGACTTTGCCGGGGTGGTCAGTACGCACGGGCCAATTACCAACGTCCAACCACCTAAGAAGGCTGGATCCGGTAACGGTGAGGCACCTGTTAAGGTTTGCGATAACTGTGACGAGCTGTGCGCTATCTCTGCGACAACTTGCCCGGCATGCGGACACCCTTTCCCGCCACCAGTCAAAAAGGAGTTGACTCTCCATCTTGACGACATCATGGGCATTGAAGGGATTGAGATGGAGGTCACCAGCTGGACGTGGCGCAAGCATTTAAGCCGCACCAGTGGAAAAGAGATGTTGGCTGTGACTTATTACGGGGGGCTGAGTGATGTCCCTGTGACCGAGTACTTGCCAGTCATGCATGATGGCTATGCGGGCCAGAAAGCTGCGCAAAACTTCATCACTATCGCCAGAAGCGCAGGAGTTCATACAAGTGCGCAAGGCTTGGATGAAGCAGTTGCATCAATGAAGGGTTCACATCCCCCGTCACTGGTGGAGTACAAAAAGGATGGCAAATTTTACCGAGTGATACGGAGAGAATGGAAATGAGCAGACCGCCAGAACCTGAAGTTGTCGTACTGTTCAGAGCAAGAAAGAAAGAACCCGTGCCGAGGTGTTGCCACACTTGCGACAACTACAACGAAGCTGGGTGGTGTGCGCTGTTTGATGTGAAACCGCCTGATGAATTTACCAATTCTTTAAATTCTTGTCCTGAGTGGATAGAGGAGGTTCCATTTTGAACAAGCAAGAAAAACTGAAATTTGAAAGAATATCTAGGCTGTTGGAAGTAGAGCGTAAACGTGCAGAGCAAGCATGGGAGGGATATCGGTCTGCTCTGTACCAACTTGTTGATTTGCAGATGAAAATGGAACTCATACAGAAAGCAATCAATGGAGAAGAATGACATCCCAACAGAACACGAAGAACAACGAGAGTTCGTGAAGTGGTTCCGCCAGCATTGCAAAGGGGTGCGGATCATTGCAATCCCGAACGGAGGAGCCAGAAGCATTTCAACCGCTGCCAGGTTAAAGGCTGAAGGCGTGTCAGCAGGTGTACCGGATCTGTTCATCCCTGAATGGAACGTCTGGATTGAGATGAAGCGCAAGAAGGGCGGAGTAATTAGCCCAGAACAGACGGACTGGATAGCCTACTTGCGCAACATTGGTTACCTGGTTCTCGTATGCAAAGGCGCCGAAGTTGCAAAAGAACACATCTTGGAATTCTGCAATGAAGAAGAATAGAGATCGCCCAACCTACTCGCATTGGGATCTGTTGATGGCTAGTGCAACAGAGCCTATCCCGAAGGCAAAGCAAAGGCATCACTTGCTCAAGATGTACGAGGGGCTTAGGTCGCTTGAGCAAGCCGAGGCACCAACGTTCCACGACTGGATTGCCTGCTCTGATGCCGTGAACATGATGGAGACCTTGACCGAAATGGGTGTGTGTTCAGATGCCAGCGGTCTACTGAATGACGCCATAAAAGCCCTTGCTGAGGCTGGAGAGCGTTACAAGAAGCACAATGTGCTCAGGCTTACCGGAGAGGGGATAGCAGCACTCCGGGCTGTCTTGGAAGACTATGCGGAAGTCATCACATCGGTGCCCGCCAGGACGTTAATGCAATGCCACGTCAGAACAGAGGCTAGGTTCAGGGATCTACTGGCAGGCAGGGGCCGAAAGGATGACATTGTTGTAAGACCGTTCAATAAATAATTGACATTGTGTTGTCAAATCTGCACAATACACACACCGCAACCAAACAACCGGAAGGACTCCAAATGTTTTGCTCTAACGACACCGATCTGAACGAATATTTCAAGCGTCAAGAGGAAGCGGAAAAAAGATATCAAGGCGCACGTGCTCGAGTTTTGAATGATATGGACTCTGCCGAGATTGACGTCGGTGAAATTCTGTGGGCTTTTAAGCAGTTCGAGCAGAATTTGATGACTGCCCAGCAAGTTGGCGAGTTCATCATTGAGCATTGTGATGGCATCGTTGACGCCAAGATAGAAAAGCTGCTGTAAGTTTTTGGGGGTCTTAAAAGGTAAGACTTGGTGAGCCAAGCGCCCCCGCCATTAAATTCGAGAAATCTAATGCAAAAAAAACAAGGCAGAGGCGAAGATATGCTGAGGGCATTAAAGGAGTTCGGCCCGATGACCAGCGTAGAAATTTGTGCGCAGATTGGCACAACTAAAAGCAGCAGCGGTGCAATTCTTGGCCGCTTAATGAGGCAAAGCGTTACTAAACCAAAACGGGTGTATATCCTTGACTGGACTTACGATTCTGAAGGAGCTAGGCGGTATCCTAGACCGATTTACGCGATAGGCGACAAGAAGGACAAGCCGATGCCAAAAGCATCGCCTGCTGAAAACCAACGGCGGTACAAGCAGAAAAAATCCAAGATGGTAAACAGCGTGTTCCAGCTTGGTGTTCCAATCAAAATGAGATTTAAATCAACATAAGAGGAAACAATGGACATTGACACAACACTGCAAGAACGCGGAGAGCGTTACGGGAAATTTGTTGAGCACGCAAGAATTACCCAAGAGCTCAAAAGGACAATGTTTGCCAACATGAACTATAAGCTGTCAGACGATCAAGCTGAGGCGCTGGAAATGATCGCCCATAAACTTGGGCGCATTGTCAACGGTGATCCAAACTATGTGGATAGTTGGGTTGACATTGCAGGATATGCAACTTTGGTTGCCAAACGATTACAAGGTGAGATCGTATGAATTGCACTGGCTCATGTTGCAATAAGTCTCTCTGCTCTTGTGCGGAGTACAAGATGTTTTGCACTGTCTCAAAATTAACTGTTTTTGGGTTCTTGATAGTTATCTTTTTTGGCATTTATTTGTAAGCCAAGAAATAACAATCTTTCTGCAACTCGACGACGTTGCAGGCCAGGCAGGATCTTTCCTCCTGCCTTGTTAAATCTTAGAAACTGATCCGCTGCGCCGTTTATGTCGCCTCGGGTCAGTTTCATTTTGAGGGTTGATCTTTGCAGGGTGCCAAGCCCGAGATTGAATGCGAAACTAACCAGAGCATCAAATTGATGTTGCGGCAGGTTTGCTCCACATAGTCTTGCCACGCCCGATTCAAAACGATAAAGGTCGTTTCGTAGAAGTCCATTCACCTCATCCTGTGTGAAACTGCGCCGATGTTCCAGCTTTAACGGCAGGTGTCGCCTACCGTCCAACGATAGGTAATGCTGCTCAGGGTAAAGAACGTGCCCCACTCCAACCGTCCAGAGCATAGCAGGGCACAAATAAGGCTTAAGCCGGACACCTTCAAAGTGCTTAATGAGGTCAATCCCTGCCTTGGAGGTCTTCATTTCCCGA